GAGTTGTTGTGCAGTCATATCAGCAAATGCTTCACTCTGAACCATTTCCGAAACGATGGTTTTATTCTTTCGAGTAACAACATCACCAGAAACACTTGCTTCCTTAGCAACGACGCGGTGGTATCCTATAAATGCATTGGTTGGTACATAATCAATCATAATATATCCATTTCCGGTTTCATATTTATTCTCACACTTTGTCAAATCAATATGGAAGGCGAACGTTCGATCGGGTAAACCCTCAGGGAGACTATAAAGTATGCCTGGGAACGCATGTACATGCGCTCTCCTCATTTTCTTAATTCCGTCTTCCATGATTGGTTTTATCCTATCTTCCGTGGTGAAATGCGTTGCGGTGGTAATCTGGGTTGGTTGATAAAGCAGATCGGGATTGATGGTGTACATGTGCCCTTGTCGCGCACGTATCCTCTCTCCGGCCGGATCGTTTTCCAATCTATTCTTAGAATCCAATTTAGTGATCAAGGCGAAATCCTCATCGCTATATTGACCTACTTTCTCTCGAATAATTTGGTACGAGACCCAACCGTCTTCCGTCTTTGCTTTTTGTCTCAAAAACATGACAAGTCGCTTACCTGGACTAGGAGCCCAGATTTCGGACTGAATCACGCGTTTCTTATTGGTTTTAGAATCTCCAGAAACTGAAGCCTCAGTTACAATTGTTTTAAGTTTTCGAGTCTTTACATCCCCAGAGACGCTAGCTTCAGTAAGGATCTTCTTTGCATTACGCGTTTTTAAATCACCCGAAACACCTGCTTCCGTTCGAATTCGTCGTGCATTCTTGGTTTTGGAATCACCTGACACACCAGCTTCTCTGATCATCTTGGCAGCATCGTCATTGTCATTTTGAAAGAATTTATACACACCCACGAGCGTTAACATAGCACCCATGGCAAACAAAATATTCTTCAAATTGATAAATTTACTTATTTTAGTACGCATTTCTTTCAAAATGATTTTCACATCAGGAATTGTTTTGATATCAACCTTTTCGATTTCCATGTCTATTGGCAAGCTGAGGAAAACCTCATCTGTGCTCTTAAGATATCCCACATTCATCTGTCGTTCCGCTCTCACGAGAAGAGACTTGGTGAAGCGAGCCTTAATGGCATCAAATCGGTCTTTATCAATACGTTCGGACAAATTTTCGTTGAATGTCATGGACATGTCAAAACTTGCGCCCGCGGCGGACACCAGTTCCTCAATGAGTTCCTCATACGAATAAGTTATCGAACTTCCGTCTTCACCACAATAAACTTGTTTTGTTTCAGGGTTATAACGGATAAATTCGTAACAGTCTGTATCAATTCCGGATTTACATTTTGTCACATCAAGACGTTCCACGACGTTCCCGGTTTCGGCGTCAACACCCGGCTTGGTGTACCCTTTCTTATTAACCACTTTCAGACAAAAATCGATTCTTCGTCGAAACGCTGATGGGAAAGTCAAAGAATTCACCTTTTGATCCAGCACATTACTCGTTAAAATAACATATCTAGAAATGAACTTCGTCTTTTTCTTCTCCTCAAGCGATGGCATGTGAAGAGGGAAAGGAGCACAGTTGCCAGCTCGTATGATTTCAAAATACTCGGGGTTGGGATTTGCACTCGAGTCAACAAGTTGACCAAAGTCGTCCCACACGCAAACATTTTGACCAGCGTACCCGTCCCAGAACTCTTGCTCCACGTTCCTGAAATAAATTTCAGAAGCGCAGTCCTTTGCTTGTTCTAGGGTGTCACACAGCGTTGCATTCAAATCAGTGGCAAGAGGCCAAGTCACACCAGACTTTCCAACTCCTGACTCTCCAAAAAGGTGAATCATCAAGGGTTTGGTGCGTGGTCGGTTACCCAACACTCCACTTTGATCAGCTTCTTTCATGAATTCCGTGCATTTTGCGAAGCATTTTTGGAAATGATCTGTCAATTCTGGTTTGATTTTCAACAACGAGATAGATTTAGAAAATGTCATACCCTTTTTGTATAGATTCTCAATCTCATATATTAGGGCTTTTTCTTTCTTCACTCGTTCACAAACTGGATTGGCGGGGTTCACCAGGCTCATAACGCGATTCGACCATATGGTGTATCCCACCAAGTAGTCTTCCAATCCGTTGTCAATGACACCAGGGAACACTTGTTCAATACACCATTCTGCAGTTGCCATTAAGAGATCGGCCGAAGACTTAAAGAGTTCAACCATTGATCGCAGATGGCCACAACGTTTTCCGAAGAATGCGACCATTTGTTCAACCGACATTCCTCTAGGCAAGCCCAGGGAACATTGAATGCTCATTGCGATAGCGCAAGCCACTCCGGTAACAGTCATTTTCTGGTTCTCCATTATGGTATCCGTGATATTGGTGAAATTACCGAGTGTTGCGAGATCAAATCCTTGTCTTTCTACGAAATACGCAGCGTGAGCTGGTGCGTACAAATAGTCTTTGACAACGCTGACGATTTCCGATCCAAATTCTGCTCCAAGATTAAAAAGAAAAGAGGCGATCTTCCATCCTTTCTGAGCGAGGCCAAAGTTAACAAGAACTTTTGCCAATCTCATCAAAAGGGGGGTCATGTTTACCGTATCCCACATCAGCTGCATTGAAGACATTGCATTTTCCAATGTTTCCAAGATCGATGTGGCTTTTTCAGTAGCGGTTCCAATCTTTTCAATCACTCCACTTGCGCTATCCATCATGCGGTTTGCATTATTAGCTAAACCACACGAAGCGCCAGTGACGATATCAACTTTTTCATTCACTTGATCGACAAGGTCTGATACTCTGTTAGCAGCTTTCACTACCACAGCGCGTTCTTCGTCCAATATTTGTCGTTCTACGTATCGTTTATTATACATTTGGTCAAAAATATCCAAATCTTCAACATCGTGCAGTGACACTTCAGTTTGAATTTGAGTCCGTTTCCTATTTACAAGTATATCCACCAACCTATATCTCAAAATTTGTTTTGTGAGTCTAAGGTCAGGGGTTCCGGTCCGTTTCTGCATTTGTCTTTGTTTCTTCATTTGTCTCTCAAGTGCGCCTTGGGATCTATATTCGTAAGTTTGTGTATTCATTGTGCCGAAGCGAGGGGTTTGTCGAACTAACGACGGTGCTATTATCTCTAGCAAAGTGACTACGATTCACGGCCACCCGTTTCACTTCCGGGGAGAAGGCATTAGCTCGTTCCAGTCAAAACCGGGGAGTTTGGTTGTCATTTACCCTCTGACAAGAGACAGTGTCTAGACAGCTTCCTTCTAGCGCTGGCAGAGTACATACGTCCAGTGGCGCAACTGGATTGTGTATGTATGAGAATGGCGAGCACATCCTCTTAGGCGTTGGTCGTTTTAAATGAGGTTACCCAGATAGCCTCACGACCGCGTCCTTATTCCACTATGCCGTCCATTCCTAATACAACTAATAGCCTTACGGAAGAACTAAAAGTTAATACTTCGGAATTGCTTTTTCCTCTCCTATTGCAGACCTAATCACTTAAATAGTTTTGTCATGATTAGGGGAGGGGGTCTGTTGAAAATCCAGCTGGTATCAATTGCGGACTCCCGATTAGGAAGCC